AAGATATTAAAGACTATCCTCATGTAGGTGAACTAGAATGGTTTGCTGTTTGTAAAGTAGAAATAGATGGCAAGCTTATAGATCATGAGTTTTTCTTTGAGACTCTTGATCAAGTCTATCAATGGAAAAACTATTTCAATAACAACATGGAGGCACTAGAAATAGATATGAGAGATAAGGATTATTTAGGAAAACTATCATGAGTAAAACAGCTGTAGTATATACATGTGCTCATGCAGATCCAGAGGTATCCAATGAGAGATTTACTTGGTTAGGTGAGATGATATATGATCTTAAACCTGACTATGTAATTGATCTTGGAGATGGAGCAGACATGAGATCATTAAATAGTTATGATACAAAGTATCCTACTGCAATAGCATCACAAAACTATGAGAAAGATATTAATAGTTATAATGATTCTCAAGAACGTATTAGGTATAAGTTTAAAAAGATGAAGAAGAAAAGACCTGCATTCTTTGGAGCAGAAGGTAATCATGAGCATAGAATAAAGAGAGCTATTGGTTTTGATCCTAGATTAGAAGGATTAAAGTATGGTATTAGTTTTAGCCATCTTCAAACTAAGACTTGGTTTGATGAATACTATGAGTATAAAAACTCAGCACCAGATATATTTACAAAAGATGGTGTATCCTATGCACATTACATAGCTACTGGTAATTATGGTACAGCTATGTCAGGAGAGCATCATGCCTATAGTTTGATTAAGAAGAGACATTCTTCTATCACAGTTGGACATAGTCATAGAAGACATATCTACTTTAAAGATGATGCATTTCCTAATCCATCTATAGGATTAGTAGCAGGTTCTTTCAAAGGTGGTCAAGAAGGGTGGGCAGGTCAGGCAAACTTAGAGTGGTGGAAAGGTGTAATCATAAAAAGAAATATAAACAATGGTGCATACGATCCAGAATTTGTTTCGTTAGAAAGATTAAAAGCCGAATATGGCAGTTGACAATTAATAATATTTAGATATAACTAGGGGTTCTTGTTATGAAGTATGAAGTAGTAATTAATATAAATATAGATGATGATTCTAATATGTTAGAGGTAGGAGATACTAATAACATAGACACTATTACTAGTGCTATAGAGTCTGCTCTTTATGATATAGATGACCTAGAAATTAAAGATATAGATGTAGTAAGGAGATTAGATTGAGTGAATCAGTTAGATACGATATAGTACAAGCATATTCTAAACTAGTAGAAGAGCTAATTATAACTTCAGGTAATACTAGATTAACAGAAAACACATTAGGTTTGTGTGGAGAAGCAGGAGAAGTAGCAGAAAAAATAAAAAAGTTTTTTAGAGATGAAGAATTTTCTAAAGAAGATATTGTTAAAGAACTTGGAGATGTTTTATTTTATGTTACTGCCTTAACTAATCATATAGGTTCTGATTTAGAAACTGTAATGAGAAGTAATATTATAAAATTACAAGATAGAAAAAAGAGAAATAAGATACAAGGATCAGGAGATAATAGATGAGTAATGCACTACCAACAGATTACCAAAACTTTATTGCAACATCACGATATGCACGTTGGTTAGATGATGAGGGGAGAAGAGAAACGTGGAGTGAAACTGTTACTAGATATGTAGACTACATGTCTGAGAAAGTAGGGATAGATGAGAATACTAGTAATGAAATATGGGTAGCTATACATAACCTAGATGTTATGCCCTCTATGAGAGCCTTAATGACTGCAGGACCTGCATTAGACAGAGACAATACTGCAGGATACAACTGTAGTTATTTACCGGTAGATGATATTAAATCTTTTGATGAAGCTATGTATATATTACTTTGTGGTACAGGTGTAGGCTTTTCTGTTGAAAGACAGTATGTAGATAAACTACCAGAAGTGCCAGAGGTTTTAGTAGATAGTCAAACTACTATTGTTGTAAGAGATAGTAAAGAAGGTTGGGCAAGAGCTTTTCGTATGCTTATAGCTTTACTATATGCAGGTGAGATACCAACCTATGATGTTAGTATGATTAGACCTGCAGGTGCTAGACTAAAAACATTTGGTGGTAGAGCATCTGGACCTGCTCCTCTTGTTGATCTATTTAAGTTTACTATTAATATGTTTAAAGAAGCAAAAGGTAGAAAGCTCTCTAGCTATGATTGCCATAGTATCATGTGTAAAGTTGGTGAGATTGTAGTAGTAGGTGGTGTACGTAGATCAGCTATGATTAGTTTGTCTAACTTATCTGATATTAGAATGCGTCATGCTAAGACTGGTCAATGGTGGGAGACTGCTCCACATATGGCATTGTCTAATAACTCTGTCGTTTATACAGATAAGCCTGACTCTGAAACATTCTTACGAGAGTGGACTTCATTAGTAGAATCTAAGTCAGGTGAAAGAGGTATCTTTAATAGAGTATCTGCTAAGAAACAAGCTATGAAGAATGAGAGAAGAGATCCTAACTATGACTTTGGTACTAATCCTTGTAGTGAAATAATATTAAGACCACATCAGTTTTGTAATCTTACTGAAGTAGTGATAAAAGATGGTGATAGAGATGATGATATAGAGAAGAAGATTAGAATTGCTACTATACTAGGAACAGCTCAAGCTACACTTACAGACTTTCCATACTTAAGAAAAATATGGAGAACTAATACTGAAGAAGAGAGATTACTTGGTGTAAGTCTTACAGGTATCATGGATAATATACATACTAATTGTAATCTAGTTGATATGGATAAAAGACTTCCACGATATAAACAAGTAGCTATTGATACTAATAAAGAGTTTGCTAAGAAGTTTGGTATCCAAGAGAGTACTGCTATTACATGTGTTAAACCTAGTGGTACAGTATCTCAACTGTGTGACTCAGCTAGTGGTATTCATGCTAGACATTCTAAGTATTACATAAGAACAGTACGTGGTGATAACAAAGATCCACTTACTAAGTTTATGATAGATCAAGGTGTACCTAGTGAACCATGCGTAATGAAACCTGATACTACTACAGTATTTAGTTTCCCTATGAAGTCACCTAAAGGTTCTAGAATTAGAGATGAACTATCTGCTATAGATCAATTGAATATCTGGTTAATATATCAAGAGTATTGGTGTGAGCATAAACCATCTATTACTGTTACTGTTAGAGAAAACGAGTGGTTAGATGTAGGTGCATTTGTATTCAAACATTTTGATAAGATGTCTGGTGTATCTTTTTTACCACACTCTGATCATGTGTATCAACAAGCACCTTATCAAGAGTGTACAAAAGATGAATATAATGATATGCTTTCTAAAATGAATACTAGAATTAATTGGTCTAAATTAAGAGACTATGAAGTAAGTGACACTACATCTGGCAGTCAAACTATGGCTTGCAGTGGTGATTCTTGTGAGGTTGTAGACATAGGAGTTTAACATGACAGTACTTTTTCCTAAAGAAATATGCTCTATGTGTGGCAACTATCTTGATGATGACTTAAAATGTTATGAGTGTGAAATATGTGATGGAGAAAATATGACAGATACAATTACCTTAACTACTGATACAACTTTTCATGGACACTATGATGATGTTAATAATCCTAAGCATTACAATCGTGGTGGACTAGAGTGTATTGAAGCTATTGAGGCCATGACAGAAAAAATGTCTGGAGATATAGCACCACATGCTGCAAATGTATTAAAGTATTTGTGGAGATGTGAATATAAAAATGGTATACAAGATATTGATAAAGCAATCTGGTATTTAAATAGACTAAGAGATAGGTGGGTACAAAGAAATGAAGTGGAAGAATCTGGAACAGGAAGCAAAGAATTTTCGTAGACTACGTATAGTTAAACCTACTAAAAAAGCAAAACCCTTAACAACTAGACGTTATCTTGCAGGACAAGCATTGTCAGGTCTAATTGCTAAGGGTAAAACAAATAAGATAGAAGTAGCTAAAGAGGCTTATGAGTGGGCAGATAGATTATTAGATGAAGAAGATTAGTCAAAAAACTTTTCAGTCCCATCATATTCACCATAGTTATCTAGAAGATGTTGCATAGTTTTTAGTATCGTTAAAGCATCTGGTCTTTTAATAATATCTTCTAGGTTATCTTCTTCTAACTGCATTGTTCTCATTATAGCTTTAAGTTTTTTCTTGTCTTTACTACTAAGAACTCTCATAATGTTAATAGATTCTGGAACAGAGGCCTCCATTTGCTTAAGAACATCTTGTTTAACTTTTTTAGCTATGTCTATTAATATTCCTTTTTGAACATCAGGATAAAGATCAAAGTAATTTGGATTAGCTCTTAAAGCTTCATCAGCTCTTAGCTCAAAGAAAGGATAAGCTATTTGATTCATTTGATTACGTATACTATTAGGAGCATCCACCCTATAAATATCATACCACTTCATACCTGCAACATTAACCATTCTTTCCATCAAGTTAGGTTCTTCAACTACACGGACACCTAAAGCATTCTTACTAACATTTAAAGATTTTTCAGTGCCCCTAAATGGATTTGCTTTTTCTGTTAAATTTTCTGACAAAGGTTTCATGCCAAACAAAGCAGGTAAGTTATTAATATACTTCATTGCTTCACCTTGTAAGAATACACCTTCTTTTAGATTAGGATTCATATTTGCATCTGTAAACATACCTACAATTTGGTTTGGTGTATCAAAGGGTCTAGTTATACCTTGCATCACCCTACTTTTTGACGACTGTAAAAAATCTAAGAATGGTCCAACATCTCCCTCCATTAATTTATTAGCTGCATTTTTAAGAACTTTACCTGCCATATCTAAGTCTCTAAAAGCTTGTCCACCTGTTTGAACAGCTAACTCTGCCAAAAGATCTGATGGTATTCTCCTAAACTGAAAGTCACTAAAGTCATTACTTTCCCCTATAGCATGTGCAGTAATCTGAGACATTAATCTAATGGTGGATACAGGCCAGTCATATGTTTTATCTTCTATATCTCCCATATCTTGACCACCACCTATGGAATATGGACCTATATTTAATACCTCAGCATTTCTTTCTTGAGAGTAACTTAATCCCTGATCTATTCTATCTCTTGCAGCAAACACTCCTAATGAAATTAAACTCATTGATGCAGCAAATTTACCAAAAGCTTCTGATACTTCAGGGTCAGCAAAGTCTGCTTTCTTTCCTGTTAACTCTCTGTAAGCAGCTCTAAAAGCATTAACACCTGTCATATCACCCATAGTAGCAATAGTAGTATTTAAAAAACTACCAAAAGGTATTATGTATCCTAATGCTGTAGTATTTGTAATTTGTTCAAAAAATCTAGCTGCAGATCTCATACTATTTTTAGCAGGTAGTGTTGACCAGTTAACAGAAGCTGTCTCTCTCATAGTTCTATATGCAGCTTTATCTAATAAGTTTTGAAACTTCTTTGATGCCATCTCTATTGATACGTCTACTTGAGAGAAGAATTGTTCTGGAGTCATTCCATAATCTCTCATTATGTATTGATTCATGTTAGTACCAAATGCCCAACGCTTTGTTAAATCATCTTGAAGTCTCACAAATGTTATAGTCTGAGCACCCTTTGTTGCAGCATCCAGAACTTTACCAACACCATAGGTTATCATGTCTCCCTTGTCTAAATTAAAATGCTCAAAGGATTCTCTTACACCACCATCACCTGCTATATCTCTAAACAGTTTAGCTTGAAGTTTAGGGTTCATCTCTAATATTAGATTAGCATACTCAATAGGTATGTCAGGTGATATAACATCTACACCTCTGCGTAAAGCACCAAATACACTACCATATGCTTTATTATAAAACTCTTCTGCTTTCTTAGGATCGTTTAATCCGTATTTATAAAACTTACTTTGAGCTAAATTAATACCACCAGTAAAAAAATCAGCATAAGTATTTAAAGTAACTAACCCTTTAAAACCCTTTAAGTTAGCACCAGTTGTTGATAGGTGAGATGTTAATAACCTTTTATATACAGATAAACCAAACTGAAATCGTTTAGGATTATCTTCTTTAGCTGTATTCCCAGCTGCAATGTCTATAGCATCTCTAACATCAATTCCTGATTTCTGTAGTCTACTTAATTCAGATGGTAGCCATAAACTTTCAGCTGCATCACCAATAGATAATACCCAACGAGAAGATAAACTAAGTGGAGTAACTTTAGAAGAAGGAATAATTTCAGATACAGGTTGTGTTGGATCATTATTTTTATAACGTATCTGACTAAAATCTAATGTATGTCCAGTCTCAGCTTCCCATTTAGCTACAATTTTTCTAATCTGATTTGTATCTAAGAACTCCCTCATTGCATTTGCATAGACACCAGTAATATTACCATACCTTTCTATCATAGCAGGATGTGGTACAAAACCTGCATCATTTAATGCTTCAAATAATCCTTTAGTTTTACCTTTACCATTCTTATCTCCCGGATTACCTAAAAATAAATATCTATAAAAAGCATTAATCTGTTCTTGAGGTGTTATTGTTTGACCTTTTATTCTTTTCCTCGATCTCTCTTTTAGTTTATCCCAAACTAAGAAGTCTTTACTATCCCCTTTAATTAAACCGAAAGTATCATCCAATGCATCTATAATAACATTAGTATTCATTCTTTCTTTCATTCTCTTCTTAGCTTCATCAAAACCAAGATTAAGTAAATCTGTATCAAACTTTTGATAACCTAAGAATGTATCTTTAAATACACTCTTTCTAAGTTCTTTTACACTAGCTCCCATAGCTGTAAGTATTGGTATAGAAAGCATCTGCGCTCCTGCATTAATAGCAGTTTGAGCAGCACTATACTGATCTTGTACACCCACATCTATTAGTTGCATTTGAGACAGAGCATCTACACTACCACCAATAGTTGCATCTATAAAAGCAAAAGGTAAACTATTCTTAATAGCATTACCAATCATTGCTTTGGCACTTGCTTTAGTTGCTTGATTTTTAATAGCTTCAGTATAAGCTTTCTTCATTAACTGTTTAGCAGCTTGAGCTGAAGTTTTAGTTGCACCAAAACCTAATAACTTACCAAGACCAAAACCTAATATTGTGGCAGGATCATATACACCTGCCTTAGCATAGTCCCAAGTAGCATCAGCCATTTCTGCCCAACTACCATCACCAGTAAATGCATTAGTCATCTGATCAAATAATTTATAACCTGCACCAAGTTTAATTTTAGTATCATCATTAGCATTCATTGTATATGCTATCTCATTACCTACAGTAACTGTTTGACCTGCACTAAAAGATCTCTGATAGTTTTGCCATATCTCAAACACTCTTTCAGAGTCCATGTTAGCATAATCTCTACCATATATACCACCAACATCACCACCTGCTAAACCAACTCCAACTCTTTTAGCTCTCGTAAATGTACTACCCGGTGTGTATCTTGCTGTTAAATTATTTCTAATGATATTCATGAGTCTTCTATCATTAATTATTTGTTCTTTAGTCAGTCTTTTATTCTCGTAATCACTGGCAAAGATCTCATCTAAATCTGCATAAGCTGTTCCATCTAATTCAACAGGAACAGGGACAGGTTGATTATCTTCTTCACCAGATATAGTACCCCCAACAACAGGTAATGAATAATTATTTGTTTCTGATGTTAGTTTATTCCAATCTATTTCCATTTAGAATCTCTTACTCTTAGAAAAAGGATAACCTAATTTATTTCCATCTGGTCCAATTAATTGTATGACCTGATCTTTATGCAAAATACGTCCATATAATAACCTATGTAAAAAACTTTGTTGAGGTAGAGGTACTTTTGATGGTTTGTATCCTTCCATTAATATAGCTTGTACATTATTTTCTTCACCCTCAAAGACAGGAACTTCTAATATTGTTCTAGCATCACTACCTGCTTCACCACCATAGAGTTCTACATACTTTTTAATGTTAGGCTCATTCATTAAATTAGGCATTCTTTCTGCTTCTGAAAGCAGACCACTTATACCATATAATTGAAACAATCTTAAAGGATTACCTTTACCACCTATTTTGTTATCATCATAAAAATCTAAAGCATCTTGAAGTTGTTGTTGATAGGCTATAAGAAAATTCTGTTGTACCTCTTCATTAGCAGTTAATGTACGACCTCTCTGATTTTGATCCACAGGTTGTGCTATTAATCTAAATCTTTCAAGCTCATCACTTATTCTTCTATCAGCATTTTGTGCATACATAAGTGTATATTGAACAGCTTCATCAACATAACCTGATGCTTTCTCAGGTCCAAGATCTTTTCTTAAAAAGTTATCACCTAGTATTACTTGACCTCTCTGCATACTTTGTGATTGTATTATACCTCTCATAACAGAATCCATCTCTCTGCCAATATAAGCTTCAACTTTATCTATATCTATTCTACCACTTGGTGTTCCGGGTATAGCTGCAGAGTTCTCAACTATATTACCCACAATACTATCTGGTGGTTCTACACCTAACTCTTCTGCATAATACTCAGCCTTATCTTTAGCTGCTTCATATATTCTTTGAAAGATAGTAGGATCTCCATTAGCTATTAGTCTAGCAGTAACACCATCACTTATATTATAAGTATCTCTTAAAAGTTCCAAGTATCCTTGCTCTGACATACTAACATCTTGTTCTGTAAATATATTAGGAAGATTAGGATTTAAACTATCTCTTTCTATTTCAGAAAAGTCTATATCTAGACTAGATTTTCTCTTGCCAAATAAATTAATACCTCTATTATCAATATTAGATTGACCAAGAACTTTACGTAAAATTGATGGACCACCCTTATTATATAAATCCATAATAGTTTTTTCTCGTTGATCTTGACGAGCTTCTACTTTATCTTGGTAGTTTCTTATACCTACTGCTGTTAATCTCATCTTATGTCCTCGCCATTAATCCTTGGGGTTTATCAATTGATGCCTCTCTTATAGGATCATCTTTAATCATACGTTTATAATCAGGTGAATCAGTATCTATTACTTTACCTTTAGGTTCAGGTTTTGGAATATAGTTATCCCTAATTCTACCATCTGGTCCAAAAAAATCCATACCTTCTTGTTTAGATAATCCTGCTTCTGAATCATATTCAAAACCCTCATCATAGTTTATATCTAAAGAGTCTGCATAACCTTTTAAGTATTCATGTATAACAGGTGCTACTATTAAACTTATATCTATTGAATGCATACCCTCCACCACAGCATTACGAGTAATACCTTCTACTAATGTAGACAGATCTACACCCATCTCTAACATAAACATTGCTTGTTCCACTGCTTTAGGATTATCAAGTATATCTAAATGGTAATCTAAAGCTTTTACTGGATCATTTATTTCTGGGGGTCTCTCATATGGAGCACCTTTAGGTGTTGATGTTAGAGATTGACCCGGAACAGGTCTGTTAAATTGCATTATAAGTCCTCTCTATTAAAATAAAAATTAGCATCAGCAATTCTACTTTGCATCTTAGGTTCACCTGCAACTAGATATTGTCTTTCAAATAGTTTAGTTAGCTGACTAATACTTAAATCTTGATTATTAAACTTCTCCATAAAATCCTCTGTAAATCCATGAGTTCTATTATTCTTTAGTTCATGAATCAAGAAAGCATAACTACCCTCATAAGTTTTAGGATCTAAATTATTCTTCTTAGCAAAGTCTAAAAATTCTTTTCTTCTTGTAGCTGTCCATTGAGCATCACCTAAACCTCTACCACCAGTCTCTTTAAATGCAGTAAAACCTCTAGATTCATGGTGAAGATTACCAACAATGGCACTAAGTTGTTTCTTAGTAAGATTAGGAAACTCACTCTTTAAATCTTTAAAGTATCTATTAGCTCTCTCAGTATTATATTCATCAGACTCAGAAAATTCTTTTTCTAAATCTGGTCTAGTATTAATAGGTTGATCCTTACCTGAAGAAGCTTTCATTTTTAAAAAGTTTTGTTCTTTAAGTCTTTTATTTTCTTTTCTAATAGCACTAAATCTTTCATAGATAGCAATATTAGTAGCTCCTATTTTAGATATTTGTGCATCAGCTACCTTTACATCAGGTCTACCACCTAAAGATTTAGGTTTCTCAGGTGAAACAAAAGAACTACCTTCCATCTTTAGGTATTGATTATAAGCTTGTTCATACATACTAGACATATCTGTTCCCTTTAATATTAATAATAACGAAAGTAAAATAAGTAGGCCTCTAAATAACATCAGATTAAAATAACTGACCAATCAATCCTTTACCACCAAATAGGCTACCTATTCCACCACTACCAAAAAGTAAACCAAAGATATTTTCTGTGAATGCATCATTCTCAGCTTTATCTAATTGTAGTCTTACTTTTTCTAACTCTTTGTCTCCAAGAAGAAGATTCATAGTTCTTTCTTTAGCATTCTCTGCTCCACTAAATGCAAAGTTCATAATATCTCTTTCTCTCTGCCAGATCTCATCAATAGATTTATTAGTTAAACCATTAACATCTTTTGCAAATTGAAAGTTACTTTGATTAGCAGCAGCTGTATTTGCAGTAGTGGTATCTTGTCTCCATTTAGCATTAGCTTGTGCTATCTGTGCATACATCTGTGCATTAAATTGTTCTCTTGCAGCTTGTAACTCTGAGTTAAATTTTTGTACAGCATTAGCTTCACCTGCATTAAACTGTGACATAGCATTAGATTGTGCAGAGTTAAACTGACTGATCTGAGACTTCATACTGGCAAAGAATTGTTCAGTCTGATTTTCACTTGATGCATTAAACTGTTCAGATGCATTAGCTGCAGCAGTATCACTCAAGATAGTATTAGCAATAGTCTGTGCTTTAAATATCTCTGCTTGCTGTTCATTATTAAGATTAGCCATATCTATTTGCAAAAAGTTTTGTGCATTTTGAACTTGAGCTTGCTGTCTATTATTTAAACTAGCCATTTCTAACTGAGAGATCTGAGCA